TATGTTTTATTTAATGAGAATGTAAATGTTGCTATACTTGCAAACAAATCATCAACTGCTCGTGATCTATTAGGTCGTTTACAACTTGCCTATGAACATCTGCCAAAATGGATGCAACAAGGAGTAATGAATTGGAATAAAGGTTCATTAGAATTAGAAAATGGTTCTAAGATTGTTGCTGCCGCAACTTCATCATCTGCTATTCGAGGCGGTTCTTTTAATGTTATATTCTTAGATGAGTTTGCCTACATACCTAACAATATTGCTGACGAGTTTTTTAGTTCCGTTTACCCTACTATCTCTTCTGGTAAATCATCAAAGATTATGATGGTTTCTACACCACACGGAATGAATATGTTTTATAAAATATGGACTGACGCTGTTAATGATAACAACACATATGTTCCTATTGAAGTACACTGGACTGAAGTGCCTGGTCGTGATGAAAAATGGAAAGAAGAAACAATTAAGAATACAAGTGAACAACAATTTCAAACTGAGTTTGAATGTGAATTCTTAGGTTCAGTTAATACACTTATTGCACCGAGTAAACTAAAAGCACTTGCACACATAGAACCACAAAAAAGTGGCGATATAGAAGTGTTTGAGTTGCCTAAAAAAGATCATATTTATACTTGTACAGTTGATGTATCTAGAGGCACAAACAATGACTATTCTGCTTTTCTTATATTTGATACAAGTGAGATGCCTTACAAACTTGTCGCTAAATATAGAAGTAATGAAATAAAACCTGTTGTCTTTCCTAATATCATAAATGAAATTTGTAGAAAGTATAATATGGCATATGTCTTAGTAGAGACAAATGATTTAGGTCAACAAGTTGCAGATGCCTTACAGTTTGAATGTGAATACGATAATATGTTAATGTGTACACAAAAGGGTAGATCAGGTCAAATACTAGGTGGTGGATTTAGTGGTAGAGGTTCTTCATTAGGTCTTAGAATGACAAAAGCAGCAAAAAGAGTAGGGTGTTCAAACTTAAAATCTTTAGTTGAGGGCGATAAGATAGTAATACAAGATTTTGATACGATTGCTGAACTATCAACATTTATATCAAAAGGCAAGTCCTATGAGGCAGAGGACGGTTGTAATGATGATCTAGTTATGTGTCTTGTAATATTTGCCTGGGTCGCAAATCAACAGTATTTTAAAGAGTTAGTCAATATTGATATGCGTAATGCCTTATTTGCAGAACAACAAAATGCCTTAGAACAAGATATGGCACCTTTCGGATTTGTAGATGACGGTCTAGATGACACAAAATCTGAGGTTGACGAGTATGGAGATGTCTGGAGTCCTGTAGATATCGTACGGTAATCTCTAGTTTTTCATACTTATAAATATTGTTAGGGTTGAACTAAGTAAGGGTTATATTTTAATTTAAGGAGAAAACACTATGGCATTCCAATTATCACCAGGTGTACTCGTAAAAGAAACGGATCTAACAAATATTATTCCTGCCGTCTCCACTTCTATTGGAGGAATGGTAATAGTATCTGAAAAAGGTCCTATCGAAGAAATTACGCAAATTTCTTCAGAGAAAGAATTAGTAGACACATTCGGTAAACCCGATGGAAATACTTTTGAGTATTTTTTTACTGCTGCTAACTTTTTACAGTACTCTAACACTTTGAAGGTGGTTCGTGCTAACACAGGTAATGTAAACGCTTGTGTATCAGGAACTGCTGTTCAGATTAAAAGTACCCAACATTATCTTGACAACTTTGGTGCTGGTCAAGCAAATGTGGGTCCTTGGGCTGCTCGTACTGCTGGAACTCACGGGAACAATTTACAAGTTTCTATGTGTACCAACTCAAATGCATATTCTTCTACCGCAACTTCACTAGTAAATAACGGATCTGGTATCGCTGTTGGCGCTACTACGGTCGCTGTTGATACTGGTTCAGAATTTGTTGTAGGTGATTTAATTGAGTTTGGTGACGCAAGTAGCAACTTTAATGCTAGTCCGTCAGGTGAGTTTTATGAAATCACGGGTATATCAAGTAACGATTTAACAATAAAAAGACATACACCAGGCGGCGGTACAGGACTAAAACACGCTGTTGTCGACAACGCAAAGATCAAAAGATACTGGAAATATTTTGATCAAGTTGACGGCGCTCCTGGCACAACAACTGATGTAGCAAACAACGGTGGTTCTAATGATGAACTTCATGTTGTTGTAATAGATGAAGATGGCGGCATTTCAGGTACTGCTGGAACTATTCTAGAAGTATTTGAAGGACTATCTCAAGCGTCTGACGCTAAAACAGATAGTGGCGCTACTAACTATTATGTTGATGTTATCTACAACCAGTCAGATTTTATCTACTGGATGGATCACGAAACAACTTTAGCAAATGCTGGGTCGTCTAAGACCTCTCAAGCATTCGATAATGTTGGCGGAACAGCAACTGCTTTATTCACTAATTCTTTAACTGGCGGAACTGATGACAATGTACCTACAAACGGTGAATTGGCACAGGCATACGACTTGTTCAAAGATGGTGAAACAGTTGACATTAATTTATTAATGACTGGTCCTTCACAAACAAACTCAGACGCTACTGGTGTTACAAAAGCAACTGCTGTGATTGATGTCGCAGAATTTAGAAAAGATATAGTTGCTTTCATTTCACCTGCAAGTGCTGATGTAAATAGTATAACAGACGCTATCGCACAAACAGAAAATGTTAAAGGTTTTGCTGATGCATTATCTTCAACTTCTTATGCTGTTCTTGATAGTGGTTATAAGTATCAATATGATAAGTACAATGATGTATTCAGATTCGTACCATTAAATGGTGATGTTGCTGGATTATGTGCTCGTACTGATAATATTGCAGACTCATGGTTCTCACCTGCTGGATTAAACAGAGGTCAAATCAGAGGATCTGTTAAACTTGCTTACAATCCTAATAAATCTCAGAGAGATACATTGTATCGTGCTAGAATAAACCCAGTCGCTACATTCCCTGGTCAAGGTACTGTACTATTTGGTGACAAAACATTGTTATCAAAACCAAGTGCATTTGATCGTATCAATGTAAGAAGATTGTTTATTACTCTAGAGAAGGCGATTTCAACTGCATCTAAATTTCAACTCTTTGAATTCAATGACGAGTTTACAAGAGCGCAATTTAGAAATAGTGTTGAACCGTTCCTTAGAGATGTACAAGGAAGAAGAGGTCTTACAGACTTCTTAGTTGTATGTGATGAAACAAATAACACTGGCGAAGTTATTGATCGTAACGAATTTAGGGCAGATATCTTTATCAAACCTAATAGATCAATTAACTTTATAACTTTAAACTTCGTAGCAACAAGATCAGGCGTATCCTTTTCTGAAGTTGCTGGCGCTTAATCTAGAGAGAGGAGAATATAATGCCTAATATTAATGACTTTAAAGCTCGTCTCGCTGGAGGCGGTGCAAGAGCCAATCAGTTCAAGGTAACAATGCCTTTTCCTGGTTACTCAGTAGTTGGTGGCGAGACGCAACAAATGGCGTTCTTATGTACTACTGCTCAGTTACCTGGGATGACGATTGCCGAAACACCTATACCGTTTAGAGGTCGTACTCTTTACATAGCAGGTGATAGGGAATTTGAACCTTGGACTGTTACGATTCTAAACGATACTGATTTTTTAGTGAGAAATGGTTTAGAAAGATGGATGAATGGTATTAACAATATGACTGATAACGAAGGTCTTACAAATCCTGTTGACTATCAAGTTGACGCTTTTGTAGATCAGTTAGATAGAAACGGATCTACTCTTAAAACTTATACATTAAGAGGCACATTCCCAACTACTCTAGCACCTATTGACTTGTCATACTCAGACAATTCAGCAGTTGAAACTTTCAGTTGTACATTCAGATATCAATATTTTGAAACTGATACTACTACTTAATTTAACACATAAATAATTAGTAGTAATTATTATGAAAAGGAAATCTAATGGCTGAATTATTTGGCTTTCAAATAACCAGACCCGTTAAAGCGAAGGACGGTGGATCACCACAAAGTTTCACCGTTCCTACGCCTGATGACGGCACAACGACAATCTCTGCTGGTGGTTACTTCGGATCTTATCTCGACCAAGAAGGTGGTGCTAAGAATGAAGAAGAATTAATCAGACGATATAGAGAAATTGCGATCTACCCTGAAGTAGATACTGCTATTGATGATATTGTAAACGAATCAATCGTATCAAATGAAAGAGATCAATCAGTAAGTTTATCACTAGACAACTTACAACTTTCTGAAAAAATTAAATCTAAAATTAGAAATGAGTTTGATGAGATATTAAACCTTTTACAGTTTGAAGAAAAAGGTCACGATATTTTTAAAAGATGGTACATAGACGGTAGAGTTTATTATCATAAAGTTATCGACCCAGAAAAACCTAAACTAGGTCTGACAGAAATAAGATACATTGACCCACGCAAAATTCGTAAAGTTAGAGAAATAAAAAAACAAAGAAGTCTTAAAGGTATAGATATGACTCAATCTGTAAATGAGTGGTATGTATATAATGAAAAAGGTATGACTTCACCTAACTCTAATATGGGTGTTAAGATAGCGTCTGACGCTATTACATATTGTACTTCAGGTGTAATTGATCAAAATAAAAATGTTGTTTTAAGTAATTTACATAAAGCAATTAAACCTGTCAATCAATTAAGAATGATTGAAGATGCTGTTGTTATTTACAGAATAGTAAGAGCACCTGAAAGAAGAATATTTTATATTGATGTTGGTAATTTGCCTAAGATTAAGGCAGAACAATATCTAAAAGATGTCATGGCAAGATATAGAAATAAACTTGTCTATGATGCCTCAACAGGAGAAATGCGAGATGATAGAAAACATATGTCTATGCTCGAGGACTTCTGGCTGCCTAGGAGAGAAGGCGGCAGAGGAACAGAAATTTCTACTCTACCTGGCGGACAAAATCTTGGCGAAATACAAGATGTTCAATACTTCCAGAAAAGAGTTTATAGATCACTTCATGTACCAGTAAGTAGAATGGAGCAAGATCAAGGTTTTAATCTTGGGCGTAGTGCAGAGATAACTAGAGACGAAGTAAAATTTTCTAAATTTGTACAAAGATTAAGAAAAAGATTTACTGGTCTATTTCAAGATTTATTAAAAACACAATTAGTTTTAAAACAAATTATTTCGATAGACGATTGGGATAAAATTAAACAACATATACAATATGATTTCTTACAAGATGGACATTTTGCTGAATTGAAAAATGCTGAGATGTTAAGAGAAAGAATTAATCTTGCAAATGAATTAACACCTTATGTTGGTAAATATTTCTCAGTTGAGTATCTAAGAAAGAATGTGTTGAGACAATCAGATGAAGAGATTGCAGAAATTGATTCACAGATTGCAAACGAAGTCCAGACCGGTACAATCGCAGACCCATTAGAGTCTGAAGATGATGAACATGATATCGAGAAGGATATATTAAGTAAAGGAGAAAATGAATGAGTGAAGAAGAAATAAAGTCGGTAGAAGATAATAACGACAATATACCTAATTATGTTAAAGATATGGTAGATTCTCTATCTCAAGGAGACAATATTGGTGCCGAGAAGGCATTTAAAAATGGTCTAGCATCTAAGATATCAACAGCACTAGACGATAGAAGAGTTGATGTTGCGGGTGAATGGATGAATGATAAACCTGAAACTGAAGAACCTGCTGAGGTTGAAGTTGAAGCACAACCTGAAGAAGATATATTAGGCACAGGCGAAGGTGCCCCTTATACTGAAGCAGATCCGTTTACAGGTAATCAGATAGAGGAACCTAAAGAGGATGAAGGCGTATAAAGAATATGTTTCGTCATTAGACGAATCAGAACATAAAAAGAGTAAGGAATATAAGAAATTATCGCCTAAAATGAAGAAGGCGATAGATGATTTATTCAGAACCTCTGATTCTTTAGATAAGATAGACACTAATATTAACAAAGTCGCAAAGAAATATGGTGTTGTTAAAAGTAAAATTATGGATTATTTAGAAAGAGAAACTTTGCGATAGTATAAATAGTTAATAGGAGAGAATTATGGCATTCGCTACAAGAACATTAAGAGATGACCCTATACCTACAGGTGCCGGTTCTGCCGGCGGTACAGTTATCGTTCAGTTAGATCACTCGTCAGATAGTGCGACTTCAGCAGCATTAGACGCAAGTGCTTTATCAGGACACGCTAACGGTGCTAAGTTAAGTTTACTTAGATGTTGGTGGGCATTATCTGGATCAGTTGAGATACAATTCAAAGGTTCATCAACTGACACACACGCAATCAGATTAGCAGGTACTGGGAAGTATGATGGTCCTGCCATATCTAATAATGCGACAAATACTGGTGCAACTAGTGGAGATTTAGAAGCGATCGGTGCTTCTGCTACTGGTTTCATAATATTAGAATTAAAGAAAGACGCTGCATTTACAGCATAAGGAGAGAATAAATGTCTGAATCATTAAGAACTAGTAGAAGTTTGCTTGAAGAATCTGCAAAGGTTTTAAGAGGCGAAATGAAGATGAAGAAAGCATCTAAAGAATATCATCCTGGTACTGAAGGTGGTATGGGTGAGATGACTGATGCTCAGAAAAAACTTCCGCCTGCTTTACAAAAAGCAATTAAAGCAAAAGAAAAATCTAAAGACGAAGAAATGATGCCGAAAAAAGATATGATGAAGAAAAAAGATGAAGGTTCACATTTTGACGACAAAATGAAAAAGAAAGAAGAACTTTCTGACGCACAAAAGAAAATGGATATGAATAAAAACGGCAAAATTGACGGCGAAGATTTAGCAAAACTTAGAGCAAAAAAAGAACAACTAGAAGAAATTATTAAAGACTTAGAATCTAAGTTAGAAGAGTAATATAATGGCTGACACGGTAACGAGTCAAACTATTGCTGATGTAAGTGGTCAAAAGACTACTATGAAGTTTACCAATTTGTCAGATGGTAGTGGAGAGACTTTAGTAAAAAAGATGGACGCCTCGGCACTAACCTATATGACCGAGGATGCAACTAAGAAAATATCTAAGTTGTATTGGTCTATCAATACACAGGACCCAAAAGGTGCTGTAGAATTATTATGGGCAGGTAGCGGCACTACGGGTGTCAATTCTACTGCCGCTGTATTATCAGGTACTGGCGTTTGGGATTTAAGAACAGACGGTAATGAAATACCTAATAGTGCAACACTAGAAGCAAGCACTTCTCCTGCAGGCGATATACTCTTCAATACAAGAAATTTTAATAACGGTGATAGTTATACTATCATAGTAGAGGTAAGATAAATGAAACTAATTACAGAAACAATCGAAAATCTTGAGTTTATTACCGAAGAAAAGAAGAACGGTAAAGATTACAAGATTCGTGGTATCTTTCTGCAAGGTGATATAAAAAATCGTAATGGTAGAGTTTATCCTGTTGATGTATTGCACAAAGAAGTTAACAGATATAACAAAGAATTTGTAGAAAAGAAGCGTGCTTTCGGTGAGTTAGGGCATCCTGACGGACCGACCGTGAACCTTGAAAGAGTTTCACATATGATTACTAGTCTAAAACCAGAAGGTAAAAACTTTATAGGTGAGGCAAAAGTAATGGATACACCATACGGTAAAATCGTCAAGAATTTAATTGACGAGGGTGCTCAATTAGGTGTATCATCTAGAGGTATGGGATCAATGAAACAAGTTAATGGCAAAAATGTCATAAACAATGACTTTTATCTCGCAACTGCTGCTGATATAGTAGCAGACCCATCAGCGCCTGATGCTTTCGTAGAAGGTATCATGGAAGGCAAAGAGTGGGTGTGGGATAACGGTAAGATTCAATCTCTAGAAATTGAAAAATATCGTAAAGTTATTGAAGAAGCAAAGCGTGCCGAGTTAGATCAGGCAAAAGTTGCGGTTTTTCAAGACTTTATGAGTAAACTATAATTATTGCGTACTTTAATTTATTATACGGGAAGTCAAAATAAAATTTCTTATAAATATTTACAGTCGAATAATTAACGATTTTAATTCTAGAATTAAAAAAGGAGAGACCAAATGTCTGATACTGAAGTAAAAGAAGTGGAAACAGTAGAAGAGCAGTTAAACGAAGATGTACCGGCTAACGCCCCTACAAAAAATGCTGTTCCTGCTGAACCTACTCCGCTTTCAAACGAAGCAGAGGATCTTGGTGCTGCTGTTGTCAAACCTGATGACGCAAGAAAAGGACCTTCCAATGCTGGAAATAAAAGTAAGCAAGTAAAAGACCAGGTCAATAAAGACGCTAATGACGGTAGTAATCCTGCCGGTCAAGGTGATTTCAAACCAGGAAATAGTTTGAAAGAAGAAGAAGTTGAAGCAGAGACAGACGAAGTTGTCGCTGAAGATACAGAAACAGAAATTGACTTGTCAAAAGATGTTGAAGCACTAGTTTCTGCTGACGCTGACCTATCTGAAGAATTTAAAGAGAAGGCTGCGACTATTTTTGAAACTGCTGTAAAAACACGCCTTGCAGAAAAAGAAAAAGAAATGAAGATGAAATCAGAAAAAGAAGTAGAAGATAAAGTTTCTGCTGTCAAAGAAGAATTGGTTGAAAAAGTTGACTCATATCTAAACTATGTAGTTGAAGAGTGGATCAAAGACAATCAACTAGCGATTGACAGAGGAATTAAATCTGAAATATCTGAGGATTTCATTTCTGGACTAAAAACTCTTTTCAAAGAACATTATATTGATGTTCCTGAAGAAAAATATGATGTCTTAGAAGCGATGGCAAAAGAAAAAGAAGAATTAGAGAAAAGATTAAACGAAGAAATGGCGAAGAATGTTGAACTTTCTAAGTCTAACTCGTCTTTCTCTAAAGAAAAAATTTTTTCTGAAGCATCTGAGGGATTAGCTGATACTGAAACTGAAAAGTTAAAAGAGTTGGCTGAGAACATAGAATTCAAAGACGAACAAGATTTTAGCAAGAAGTTAGAAACTATTAAAGAATCTTACTTCCCTAAAACAAAAAGTGAACCATCATCTAAAGAAGATGTTGATTCCGTGGTCGGTGACGCTACTCTGAAGAGTGGTAGTAATGAAGCGAT